AAAGATATGATTGGTACAAATGATTTTACAGATTGTGGTTCTGCTGTATTAACTTTTGCGTCAAAGAAAGCAAGATCATATGGTGGTGACGTGCATATGTATGGATTTGATTTTGATAAAGCGGATAGTAATTATTTAAATAATATATATAAAGGAACACCTAATTATTCAAGTAGACCTAATCAACGTAAAGGTGTCACTAAAGAATTTTTAGAATGTATAGAAAAATTTAAAGATGTACAGTATGTTTATCATGGCGATAAATTACCTGACTTGTTAACAAAATATGAGAATGTAAGATGAAACTATTAGGAATTAGATTATGTGACCACGATAGTAATATTACAATTACAGACGGCACAAAAGTACAATATCACAAAACAGAAAGACATTACAACATCAAACATCATCATTGTGAGTTTGGTAAGTTAAAAGACTATTTAAATGAAAAAGGTATTGACTTATCACAAATAGATGACGCAGCTATTGTTGTAGATGACCAGTATATTACAAGAGTTGATGATTTATGCCAATCAATAGGCATTAAAAAAATAGAAAAATTAGACCATCACCTGGCACATGCACTTAGTCTTTGGCCGGTATCTAAAACTGACCAAAACACTACAGAGTTTATACTAGGCGGTTTTGGTGATTATCAAGTACATCACACAGTTTTAAAAGGCGGATTACCTAAAAAGAAACTACAAGAGTGGAACTTAGAAGAACAACAAAGTTTAGGTATGTCATTTGGTGATTTTGGTCTACAAATTGGTATGCAAGGTAGTGATGTTGACTTTGCAGGTAAACTTATGGCATTAAAGAGTTGGTACTCAAAAGATGTGGCGTTTTGTAATTCATTAAAGAGTATACACTTTGTAAACGTAAGAGAGATATTTAATTTTCAAAGGTGGATAGATCACAAAGGTTCTGAGTATGTTGCCAATAACACAAAGGTAGAATGGTTTGCTAACTTACATATGTTTTTAGAAGAACATATTGTAAGATACTTTGATAAGTATGCACAACCAGATGAACATATATCTTTTTCAGGTGGTGTTGCACAAAACATATGTTTCAATGAACAACTAGGTAAAAGATTTAAAAACTTAACAATACCACCTCATGCTACAGATGAAGGAATATCATTAGGTGCAGTAGAATATTTAAGAAGAAAACATAATTTAGAATACTTTGATAACTCAGGTTTTCCATATTGGCAATCAGACGAGGCGCCAGAAACTAATGCCAACAAAGAAACAATAAAACAAACGGCAGAACTTTTAGCACAAGGTAAAGTTTTAGGTTGGTATCAAGGACATGGCGAAGTAGGACCTAGAGCACTAGGTAACAGATCAATATTAATGTGTCCTGTGATAGGTGCAAAGAAAAGAGGAAACGAAAGGAAAATGAGAGAAGACTATAGAAAATTAGGTGCTTCAGCACATAAAGATAGTGACTACAAATATATTGATATCAAAGATAGTCCATATATGTTATATTCTTGTAATGTAAAAGATGATAGATTAGGAGAAGTAACTCATGCTGACAATAGTTGTAGACCACAAACAGTTGATAGTCGTAACCCTATCTTTGAAGAACTACTATATGAAGTTGAAAAGTTAACAGGTTTACCTGTCTTATTAAATACATCTTTAAATGTACAAGGCAAACCTATCTGTGGTAGTATAGAACAAGCAAAACAAATAAAAGGACTAGACGGTCTAGTGATAGGTAATGAAAAACTTTCCAGTTAATATTTTGAATTACGAGATTACTAATTTTCTTGCCTGTCCTGTGCTTCATGCTAAAACAGATTTTAATTTAAATGAGAGAGAAGATTATATACTAAGAGAACTATCTGGTTTAGATGATAAGAAAAAAGATAGTAGATATGGTGTAGAAGTATCTAACAATCATAGGTTCCTTGAAACATATGGCATGGAAAGAGTAAAAGATTTTATAGTAGACTTCACACAAAAGTTTGTAAAAGAACAATTAAGAATAAAACAAGAATTTTATTTAACGAGTAGTTGGGTAACAAGAAATCATAAAGGTGACAGACATCACGGACATACACATCCTAATACACTATTAAGTTGTGTTTATTATTATAAGGCAGAAAGTGGTAAACTAACTGTATCATCTGAACGTAATGGTTTGTTTCCTAACTTTGATTTTAATTTTCATTATGATGAATATAACAATTTTAATTCTAAATCTTGGACTTTAGATGTTAAGTCAGGTGATATAGTAATTTTTCCAGGTTGGTTAAATCACTTTTCTACACCCAACGAAAGTAATAAAGAAAGAATTATTATTGGTGCAAATTTTTTTACGAGAGGCAAATTTGGAACATATGACAATACAGACTTGATAGAAATTAAATGATATATTATAAAACAAACTTAGACTGGACACAACAATTTGTTGACAACAACATAGATATTATAGAAGAAAACTATAAGAGATTTCCCACTAGAAACAGATGGAATTGTAATGTACATGCTATACATGATAATGATGAAGATGTACCAGGTATTGATTTTATGTATTTAAGACGAGAGTATGAAAAGTTAGCACCAGAGGTTGCAAAATTTTTTGATATAAAAGAATATCATCTAAGTGATTTATGGTATAATTATTACAAAGAAGGACAATACCAAGAACCACATATGCATGATGGTGAAGGTGGTGTAACTGCCGTACACTACTTGTTATTTGATCCTAAAGAACATAGTAAAACAGAATTTACAGACGGTGATAAGTCACCAGAAATAAAACAAGGTGATATATTGTTTTTTGATTGTTATAAAGAACATTATGTTCCACAAAATAATAGCACTAAACCTAGATTGACAGTTGCATTTACTATTACAAAAGTAAAAACATTATCAGAAATGTTACGAGAAGGATTTGAGGAAGAACAGAATGACTAAAATAACACCAGGACACGGACTTAGTTGGTATGTAAAGTGGATTGCCAGTTTCTTTATTATTATAGGCATGATTACTACCGCCATCAATTGGTACCCTTATAATATGATTTTTCAGTTAACAGGTGTAACAGGTTGGTTATGGGTAGGTATACTATGGCATGATCGTGCATTGATTGTTTTAAATGCAATTGCAGTAGGAATATTTGTTGCTGGATTAATAGGTGCATATGTATAATCTATTTGTACTAGGTAATGGTGAAAGTCGTCAAGGTATAAAAATACCTATTTTAAGACGACAAGGTAAAGTATGGGGTTGTAATGGTATGTATAGAGATCATAGACTAGATGGCATTATTGCAGTTGACCCTATGTTAGAACATGAGATATACAGATCAGGTTATGCACATAAACACAAAACATATTTTAGAGATTGGGAATATATACCAGCAGATCACTATGATATGATGAAAGAAGCACAAATAGGTGTAATGCAAAACCCTAATGTAAGAGAATGGAAATATAATCCAGAAGGATATTATCTATCTTTTGTAATACATGGTCAAAGTGCCATTAATCAAAAGAGAATTACAGAAAGATGGAAAGGCGATGGTTTTGAAAATGTATATATCACATGGTTGTATGGTACAGATAGAATACGAAAGATAAAAGATGTTATGGAAAATATAGATGGCGAACCGGCAGACCTAGGTTGGTGTTCAGGTGCAACTGCCATGTATATTGCATGTAAAGAAGAACAACCTAAAACATGTTACCTATTAGGTATGGACATGTATAGTCAAACAGAAAAAGTAAATAACATATACAAAGGTACAAAAGGGTATGTTGATGAGAATGAGAGTGCTTTGATACCAGAAAATTGGGTCATACAGAAAGCAAAGTGTATGATGAGATACCCTAATATAGAGTTTGTAAAGGTACAAGGTGAAGGATTCCAAGAGATTCCAGAGTGGCAATCTATACCTAATTTACGATATATGAGTATAAAAAAATTTAAGGAATTTATTGATTAAGAGCTTGACAAAAGCAGGTTTTTATGATATAATAGAGATATCTTATAAAGGTAATATAGTTGCAACTGTATTACTGCTACTGGCTGAACAACGCTTAAGCGGGTGTAAGGCATGGGTAGAGAGGGTTATGGGCGAATGCCTGAAGACACTCTATCTAGTTGTAAGTAGGGACCATCTAAACATTAGATTGGACGCTTCCCGGAAGCTTGTGGGTAAACCAATAAATCCCACGTAGCATAAGATAACTTGTATAAATAATAATGTCGTTAATACAGACAATACGAATACAACGAATACGAAAGGATAAAATATGTCATTCGCAAATTTAAAAAGAAGTCGAGGCAACTTCGACAAATTAACTAAAGAGTTAGAAAAAGTTGCAACACCTACCACTAATCAACAATCATCAGGAGACGACAGGTTCTGGAAACCAGAACTAGATAAAACTGGTAATGGTTTTGCCGTTATTAGATTTTTACCTGCCGTTGAAGGTGAAGAATTGCCTTGGGCAAGAGTATGGTCACATGCTTTTCAAGGACCAGGTGGTTGGTATATTGAAAACAGTTTAACTACACTAGGACAAAAAGATCCAGTTAGTGAAGAAAACACTAAACTTTGGAACTCAGGTAGTGAAGCTGATAAAGAAATTGCTCGTAAGAGAAAAAGAAAATTATCATACTTTACTAATATATTAGTTGTATCAGACCCTAAACATCCTGAGAATGAGGGTAAAGTGTTCTTATACAAGTTTGGTAAAAAAATCTTTGACAAGATTACAGAAGCAATGAAACCTGAATTTGAAGATGAGAAGGCAATCAACCCATTTGATTTTTGGGAAGGTGCAAACTTTAAGTTAAAAATTAGAAAGGTTGATGGTTACTGGAACTATGACAAATCTGAATTTGAAACTATATCTAAGTTAAAAGAAACTGACGAAGAAATAGAACAAGTTTGGAAAATGCAGAAACCTTTAAAAGAATTTTCTGCTGCTACTAACTTTAAATCTTATGATGAGTTGAAAGCGAAGTTTGAAAAAACTGTTTATGGTAGTGGAAAATCTGAGACAGCGGAGCAAGTAGATATCCCACCTGTGAGTGCTGCTGTTGATGAAGTTAGTGAAGACCTAAAGCATGAAAGTATTGATACATCTGAAACTTCCCCTAGTAAAGATGAAGACGATACTATGAATTACTTTAGCAAATTAGTCAATGACTAATCTCTCCTAGTAAGTAATATCACTAACAGAAAGGGCGGACTTAGTTCCGCCCTTTTGATATAAATAGGGACATGATTAAAGAATTTATTGAACATAGACTATTTCCAACTGTAGTATATCAAAATGAAATACCTGTAGATGAAAACGAACTTATCACTTTAAAAGAAATGGATTATGAACGTATGCCTAGTGACAATGGGTATATGACAAGATATAAAAGAGTTTTAACACTCGTACCACACACAAGAAAAGAAATACAAAAACATATTGAATACTATGTTTATAACGTACTAGGTATTTCTCGTAGACATGAATTTTTTTTTACGACTAGTTGGGTAAATAAACATGTAACAGGTGATGTGGCACATACACACTATCATGCTAATGCTTTAATAAGTGGTTGTTATTACTTAGAAACACCAGAAGATGGTGGT